CAAAACTACGGCATAGGATTTTTGTATCACCGCCAGCAAAATGTAAGGTGTATTCAGGTAATGGGCTAGCTCTAAACGTATGCGGGATATTGTACTGATCTAAAAAGTTATCAAAATCATTTTGCCAGATGTCGCGGATTAAAGGACCGGTTGGCTCCATCACAGCACCAATAAAGCCTTGGTTAACAGCAGCCATCATCACTGCCTTAGCACATAATGCACGTGTCTTACCAGCGCCATAGCCTGCGCTAATGCCTAATATTTGAGTTGTTGTGTCATCAACAAACGCAAGCTGGCCAGGATGTAGGTCAGCTTGTATAAGCTCTAGCGCAACATCTAAATCAAATTCTTCCTTAAACGTGCGGTCTAACTCAATATCAGCTAAGCGTTTAAGAATCTTCGACATCTACTAACTGCTCACCAGTCTTCGATTGAATACGTAGTAGCAGGTTGCGTTCTTGTTGTGGCGGTAATTCAGATTCAGCTAATGCCTGCACTGCTAATTCAATGCCTTCCTGTTTAGCACGCAAGATGGCTGCATTATCGCTGTAGTGTTTACGGAATGCCGGTGAGTGCGTGAGCATCCATTGTGCATCTTTTGTGCTGCCTTCATCAGCAGCTTTAGCGATGATATTAGCAAGACGCATACCACCTTTAGCGCGACCTTCTTCAATAGCTTGCAAAAGCAGCATTTCTAGCTGAGTGGATTTATCAGTTTTTGCATTAGCAATCCATTCATTAATTGCTCTATACGAAACACCAACAGCGGCTGCGATATGTTCTAATGGGCCACCAAATTCAGCAAGGATACGAACCTTTTCGATTAGGTCGTAGTTGAGTTTGTAATGCTTACGCATTAGTTTAGTCATTTGTTAGCCGGTATAGTGCTTTTATGTTAGCGGTAGTTAAGACGCATCCGATAAGGCGGTGATGATTTTATCGTAGTCGCGGCTGAAGGATAGTACCAGGTCGATTGGGATGGGTTGCTGCTCGTCTTGGGCATTGTCGCGGATGGCATTGGCTACGGCTAATGCTTCGGTCATTAAAGCGTCCAAGCGGTCGATGCAAGGGCGGTTGCGTTTAGAAATACAAATCATGCTGTGATTAGGTGTTGCAGGCTAATAGTAACCGATAATGCTGGTTAGGTCTAATTTGCTTAACATTGCGCAATGCTGGGGGTGATAAGGCTGCGGACGCTAAACCCGTTGGTATGACTGGGTTCGGACGCAAGTTGGCTAGTTGCGGACGCAAAAAAGCTAGTGCTAGCAACGAAGGACGCAAAATCGCGATTTTTCCCTACCCCCCTATATAAACACTACACATCCCATTTTGATTTTCTATATGCGTTTATATATACCCCTTTGCGTCCGAAAGGGTAAAAAGATAGATAGAGACAGGGAATTTGCGTCCGCAATTTGCGTCCATTTTGCGTCCGCACTGGACGCAAGTTGCGTCCGCAATCAAGGTTTAGGTGTCTAAAGCAAGACCCATAATGAGACGATCACGGCTACGACCAACCGAACGTTCGGACGCAAGTTTGGGAAATAGAGCCTTTAGAGCAGGTACCAAAAGCCTTGGTGCCTTCACCGTACGGTCGGCAGGAGGGTCTAGTAACCAATGGCCATGGCTATCTAGGTAACCTTCGTCTCGATACCAAGCCCTAAGCGCGTCATAGACGGTGCTGACAGGCACGCGGCCATCTTCTTGAGCTGATAACCCGATGGCATCACAGAATTCCCATAGGTGGCAGCCAGCACGGCGGACATCTTCCATCGCCTGCTTGCCGGAACTGTAATCAATGCCATCTGCGACACTTAAGGCTAAACCTTCAAGCAACCAATTAAGAAAAGCAGGGCATATCATTTGCTGTATAAAATCAGGATCATCCTTTAATTTAGGGTCAGCTTGTATATGATTTGGCTGCGTTGGTGTGGCCATAAATGTTTTCTTAAATTTGAATACATGAAATCTAGTTTCAATTGCTACCTGGTCACCTGATAGGCTTGGGTCTTTATTTAAGTTAAAAACAAACAAAGCAGATGGCACAAATTGCGACTCTTGGATGCCTTTAAGTTCAAAAGATAACTCCTCGCCGCTTATAGCAGCTTTTAATGATTGCAGGTTATCAATATGAACAAATTGCGAATTTTCACTACTCCAATTTACAGAAGCACCACGTAAAGAAGCGATAGGAAATTTACGGCCTTGATCGTATGTGCGGAAGTCGGCAAGGCTACAGGAAGTAAAATTACGACTGCCGAGGGTATCACGTAAAGCGGTGCGGATTGTATCTTTACCATTGGAGCCTTCACCTATCATTAAAACAGCGCGTGGCCTGCCACGTGTGGCACGGTATTTGGATAGGTCTAAACCACTACCAAGGATGCGCTGAAGGGTATCGAGGTCATTAGGGTCAACAGCTTCAAGAAGCCTAAACAAATGCTCAACGCTTGCATTAGGGTCATAATCATAATTAGTGATGTAGGTAAAGAATATATCTGGTGAATGCGGCGTAAATGTATATTGTAGCTTTTTATTAATCCAAGACCATTTTACTACACCATTACGGCAATTTATAGCATTTTTAGGATTTACTTCAACTGGTGGCAATAAGCGCCGCATCCAGATTAATGCTTCATCTACATATTTAACCCGTTTCCATGGATGTAAGGTTTCACTGGTTTTAGCGTCTATGACGTGTAATGCAGATAAAAAGCAAGCTAATTTAGGTGCAATTTCTTCATCAATATGCGGCTTGTAATGTGTGCCGTCCCAGCAATGGAGAATGTTATCCACACAAATCCATCTTTTAGCAGGATATTCAAATACATGCTCAACAACTAAATCAAGCCATTCTGTTGTTGCTTTATTGTATAGTTGCAGGTTAACAGTAGAATCTGGGTCAATTGCTTTTGATTGTGGGCGCAGTTGTATTATTTGCGCTGCTGGCCGCCAACCGTAATGCCGTGCCCAATACCAAAAAGTATTAGCGTTTATTTGCTGGCCACCTGAATTAGCGATCGCGTATACATCTAACCATTGTGGGCTATGAGATTGCATTAAAGCAGCAGCTTGGTCAGAGTCACCTAATTCAGCAGCTAAAGCCCAAAGGATATTACGGTAGATGTGATAGGTGCCAGTACCTGGGATGCGAGGTGGTATATGCTTTAGGGCATCATATATTTCATCAATTGAGCGTGCAGTTTGTTCTTTGTATATGCGTGCTGGTTGTTCATGTTGATAGTATTGCTCTGATGGTAGACAATCCTCAATTTGATTTACGGTGTAATGGTTATTAGTAAATGTAACGATTGAGCACATGTCGCCTAGTTTGCCATCACCACCAGCGTGATAGGTACCAGGTAAGCGCATAACACGCGCTGCATTTTTAATACTGCGGTCAGCATCAGCGTAATCTAATAAACGTGATTGGATTAGTTCCCAATATTTGGGAGTAATAGGATCAGTTAAAACCCAATATGAATGTATTGATTTGCCGCCAGTTGATACTTGAACTGTAGGTTCAGGTAGGTTTAATTCTTTCCATGCTGTTAGTTGCCATTCTGTTGGGCGGTCATCCCATTCACAGAAAAAAGCACGGCATGTAGTAATTTCAACATCTTTATCACCGCCATCATTAATTACTACGTATACACCACGGCCTTCATCTTGCCATTGTTGCATAACGCTACGTGATGGGGCACCTTTACGGCCAGCATCATTAGCTTTTTTAGGATTTAAGGCATGGTAGAAGGCACGAAGCCTGATGGTGCCAGCAGGTTTCCCTAACGCGTGCAAAAAGCGCCGCGCCTCATCGAAATCTATTTGTTTCACTTTGTTTCAGTAGCGTCGCGCTGTTGACGCATTGCCTCGTGTACTAATAACCGTAGAGCGGCTGAACGGGAAAGGCCCATGGGCTTGTAGCGATCAAGCCACGCAAGCTGCTCACGTGTGAATTGAACTGATAACGGGTGCGCAAGTTCCATGCTGCCTAGCGGTCTACTTGCACAGCCTAGCGGGCCGTGCTAGTCTTGGCAAGCCCACCGCCCATGCGTATGGAGACCATGCCTTGCCCCGTTTGCGGGGAAGAAAGCCCATTTAAGTTAAGACCCGACACGCAGCATCACGGTGAAATTCGCTGCGTTATACATGGTCATCGGTGGGTACCTAAGCCAACAGAATTAAAAACACCACGCCGGAAAGTAAATCCAGAGCTATTTAAGCTTGTGCCTGAGCCAATGCGTAATTATTGCTGGACATGCTTGCGTGACCGTGCATTACTTAAATCTTTGCAGCCGATGGTTCCACTTGAAGCACATCATATTATTGAAGTAGACAACGGCGGCCCAGACGATAGAGACAACATTCAGATCGTATGTAAGGAGTGTCATTCAGGCATACACCGCACACGCGAAGCTTTTAATCGTTATGGAGTATATACGGAGAATTACCCATGAACCTCCGCCCTTACCAGCAGCAGCTAGTAACCGAGATACGCGGCCAGTATCAGCTCGGGCACCGCGCAGTGCTGGCGGTGCTACCGACCGGCGGCGGCAAAACGGTTTGCTTCAGCTATATCGCGCAGGCTGCGGCCAAAAAAGGCAACCGGGTGCTGATTTTGGTGCATCGCGCTGAGCTGCTGGATCAAGCCAGTAGGGCAATGCCAGTGCCGCATGGGATTATTGCTGCTAACCGTGGCATGGATCTAAGCCATGCCGTGCAGGTTGCCAGCGTGCAGACCGTAGCCCGGAGGCTACATCTGCTGCCGAGGGATTTCTTTCAACTCATCGTGGTCGATGAGGCGCACCATACCAGCGCTGGCACATGGGATAAAACGATCCAGCATTTCCATGCTGCAAAGCTGCTAGGTGTTACGGCTACACCTATTAGAGGCGATGGTCGCGGCCTTGGCGGTCATTACCAGGTAATGGTGGAAGGTCCTACAGCGCAACAGCTAACGGATGATGGTTACCTAGCACCAGCCAAGGTGTTGGCACCACCTGGGTTCGATAGCGCCGGGCTGCGTAAACGTATGGGTGATTTTGACACTAAAGATGCTGAGCAACGTGTCGGCACGATCATGGGCGATTGCGTAGGCCATTACCGCAAACACCTATCTGGGCAAACGGCGATCGCGTTTTGCTGCTCAGTTGCACATGCGGAGGCCACAGCGCGGCTGTTTCAGTCGGCTGGTATTGCTGCTGCCAGTATTGACGGCACGATGAGCAGCGAACGGCGCCGGCAACTGCTGGCAGACCTAGGCACCGGCAGCCTTAAAGTGCTGACCAGTTGCGCGTTGATCGGAGAAGGTGTTGACGTGCCCAGCGTTGGCGGCTGTATTTTGCTACGACCTACCGCCAGCGTTGGCCTGCATCTGCAGATGATTGGTCGGTGCTTGCGCCCACAGCCTGGCAAACGCGCCGTGGTGCTGGATCATGTCGGCAACACATTACGGCTAGGCCATCATCTTGAGGAGCGCGACTGGACGCTAGATGGCATCAAGAAACGCGACCGCGAGGCAGCGCCATCAGTGAAGGTATGCCCTGCCTGCTTCGCCACGTCACCTAGCACTGCGCAGGTATGCGGTGATTGCGGGCATGTATTCCGCGCTGAGATTAGGGAGCTGAAGGTGATTGAGGGTGAGTTGCAGGAGCTAGCCATGGCAGCTCGTGCTCGCAAGCAGGCACAAGGCAGTGCGCAGACGCTGGAGCAGTTGGTGGCATTAGGCCAGCAACGCGGCTACAAAAACCCAACGGCATGGGCTAAGCATTTGCTAGCTGCACGCCAAACCAGAAATCAATGGAGCAAAACCAAATGACAAAATTCTGCATTGAGTTAGAAGGCATTACAATGCCTGATGCAATAGCAGCAGTTGTAGAGGCTTGGTATGATGCGCAGGATATTAATATTGCTGTTAGCAAGAACGCAAATAATGATGTTAACAAAACCGATCAATGGGAAGAAGAATTAAGGTTAAAAGTAAAACGTAAATTTGGTCGAGGTTGGAGTATATTTAAAACAAGTGCCACTAAATTAAATCCATACGGTAAAACTCGTTTAACTCGAATAAATTCTGACCGCACGCGAGAATCAATTGTCATTCCTGTTGAATACCGCGAAAAAAATGCTAAATTTATAACTTCTCACATTTATCAATTGATTGATTTATTTAATGGCACTGGCGGTAATTTGCGAAATTGCTTAGACACAATGCAAGAACTAGGCGAGTTTGCAAAATCAAGTGCCATCTGAACAAACAATCCAGCAACACATCCGCCTAGCCTGCTCAACCGGCGCTACCAGGCTGTTTCGCAATAACACCGGGAGTCTGCTGGATAAAAATGGCAGGCCGGTGCAGTTTGGATTATGCAAGGGCAGCGCAGACCTGATCGGTTGGACTACCCGCACCATTACCGAGGAGATGGTGGGCCAGCAGGTGGCAGTATTTACCAGCATCGAGGTCAAATCCGCCACCGGAAGGCTCAGGCCTGATCAACGGCAATGGCTTGATGCAGTGCAAAAAGCAGGTGGCATCGCAGCCGTGGCCAGGAGTGTTGCAGATTGTGAAAGATTAGGGTTGACAGGGGAGAACTAGGGTGTAGGATATGGGGACAGGAGGCGAGAGCTTCCACCCCAAACCGAGACCCATGAGCAACTATCAAGGCCGCTACACCCAAACAGTTCAAGGCGTTTACACCTTAATTGTTCGCGTTGAATCTGACGGTTATGAGCAGATTGTGAATGATTTCAAGGGCAAGCATTACACAACTATTGCAAGGGCTGAGCGTTCTGTTGCCAAGTATTTATCAAAACAAGGTTCTTAACCCCAACGCGGCCCGCCAGAGCCGCACCCAATCTGGCGCCACACATTACGACCCCGACCATGACTACAACAACTATTGCCTTATTGCTAGCACTGCTGCTTTTGCCAGTGTTAGTACTGCTATGGGCCACTGAAACCACACCACAACGTGTTAACCGGCTACGCCGTAATGGCTGGAGCCAGCAACGTATTGCAGACCACATGCAAATCAGCCGCTATCGCGTGCGGATGGTGTTGGCATGACTAAATTAAACATCGCAGCAGTAATTACATTGCTGCTCATGAGTTACGCACTGGGCTTTGTTGGTGGCCGCGATCAACAAAAACAATTGCCATGTCCTATCTATCAACTTAAGCAATGACTGATTCCGACATTTATTGGACATTTGTATCCGCCAGCAAATATGGCGGATCTTTCTGGCAACGGTTAGCTGATGCTGGTTTAGCTGCTGACGCACAAAACAAACGCCGGATACTTAATGAGTTTCATGAACTTATTGAACATTACGGCCCATCTAAAGGTTTACATCAACTAATTCGGAATCCCAAATGACTGTTATTTCAAACGAGGAGTACCACGCTGACCCAGCCATTAGCGCTAGCCAGCTTAAGGAAATTGCCCGCAGCCCTTTTCATTATTGGAAAAGGTTTGTTGACCCTGATCGGTCACCATCAGAACCAACTGTTGCAATGCGTTTTGGCTCCCTTGTGCATTGCGCGGTGCTGGAACCTAAGGAGTTGCTGCAACGTTATGCCGTAGGCCCTGATAGGCGTACCAAGGAAGGCAAGTTAGCGGCTGAGCGGATGCTGGCTGATGGCATCGAACCGGTTAGTGCTAGTGATTTTGAGCAGGCATTGTCAATGGCAGCGGCTGTACATAGCCACCCAACCGCAGGTCTATTGCTGGCTAATGGCCAGGCTGAGCAGTCGTTTTGGTGGGATGACGTGGCAACCGGGCTGAGATGTAAGTGCAGGCCAGACTGGTTTGATGGTGAACTAATTGTTGACCTTAAAACCTGCGTTGATGCTTCCGTGGCAGGGTTTGGCAAGGCGGTGGCTAATTTTGGCTACCAAATCCAAGCTTCTCACTACTTAGCAGGGACGTTGGCTAAGCGCTTTATTTTTATTGCAGTAGAGAAAACCTACCCATTTGCAGTTGGTGTATATGAGCTAGATGCTGAGGCATTAGTTCATGGCAGCATTGCCCGCCATAATGCACTGCAACGCATTCAGGATTGCCGGGCGGTAGGTGAATGGCCGGGCTATACCGATGGCATCCAAACGCTTCAGCTTCCCGGCTGGGCATTAAAAGACAACACTTCCATTACATCAGAGGATTTCTAAAATGAGCGCCATCACACAACAGTGGACACAAGAGCAAACGCAACTAATCAGCAGCACCATTGCACCAGGTTGCACGCCAGATGAATTGAAGCTTTTTAGCTATGCGTGCCAACGATCAGGTTTAGATCCGTTTTCAAAACAGATCTATGCCATCAAGCGCGGTGGCAAAATGTCGATCCAAGTGGGCATTGACGGCCTGCGCAGCATTGCCGAACGTACTGGCCAGCTAGATGGCAGCGAAACCTATTGGTGCGGAGAGGAAGGTGACTGGAAGGATGTATGGCTGGGCAGTAAGCCCCCAGCAGCAGCAAAAACCATCATCTACCGCAAGGGCAGCAGCCATCCATTTGTTGGCGTGGCCCGCCTTCAGGATTACAACGCAGGGCAGGGGCTATGGAGCAAGATGCCTGCTGCAATGCTGGCTAAATGCTCTGAGGCATTAGCACTACGCAAAGCCTTTCCGGCTGACATGTCATCTCTTTATACAGCAGATGAGATGGAGCAAGCCGAGACGGTAACAGTGACGGCAACACCTACGCCAGCGCTAGCACCTGCTGCACCTGCTGGTGATGCCAAAATCTTTGCTGCTGGTAAGGCAGCGATTGCTAAATGCAGCAGTCTGGATGAGCTAGAAGCTGTTACCAAACGGCTAGAGGCACGCCAAAACGATCTCAGCCCCGAGCAATACCAGGAGTTATTGCAGATGGCAGTAACTAAAGAGGATGCTATGGAGGCCAAGGCTGAAGCGGATCCGTTTGCCGATGACTGAGCCGTATCTAACAACTGATCAGTTAGCCGCTAGGTGGGGGCTGCGGCCCTCCACCTTAAAATCTCAACGTACGCGTGGGGTTGGCCCACCGTATGAAACTGCTGAACGCTTAGCCTCACCGCTGGGTGCTCCGCGTGTTCGCTACCCATTAAGTCAAATTCTGGCCTTCGAGGCTGCCCACAACATCACCCCGCTAATCCCATGAGTTTATTTGCTACCGGCATTGTTCGCATTATTTCTGAGCCTCAGCTACGCACGTTTGACAATGGCACGCAAGTTGCTAATTTGTTTGGCGGTATCGGTGAGGGCAAAGATAAAAATGGGGAATACATTAACAACGGCATTGACTGCGAGATATGGGGCAAGTCGGCTGAATTAGTATGCGACCGCTGCAAAAAGGGTGACAGCATCCAGGTCAGTGGCACCATACGGCGCCAGGAATGGGCAGATAAGCAAACAGGTGATAAGCGCAGCAAACACATAATGAGTGTTAGTAGGTTTGAATTTTTGCCACGGGCTGCTAATAATACAAGCGAACCTGAGCCCTTTTAAGCCATGACTGCTGATGCAATGCGCGATTACCTAGAAGCCATTTCTAGGTATCCGTTGCTTAGTACACAGCAGGAAATACAGTTGGCACGTAAAATCGCGCAGTACATGGGGCTGCGCGATAACCCTAACCCAACACCTGCTGAGCAACGGTTGATAAAAGCTGGCCTTAAGGCACGGGCTACAATGGTGAACTGTAATTTACGTTTAGTTGTACATATTGCCAAACGTTATACAGGAAGAATTAAGTCAATGGATATGTTGGATTTATGCCAGGAGGGTAACATTGGCTTGCAACGTGCAGCAGAAAAGTTTGACGCATCCCGAGGATATAAGTTTTCAACTTATGCCTATTGGTGGATAAGGCAATCATTAAAACGTGCTATTGATAGCAAAGAACGCATGATAAAAATACCTATACACATGATTGACAGAATGTTTAAGGCATTACAGATTGAAACTGAATTTATGAAAGAACATGGCCGCAAGCCAAGCAAAACAGAATTAGCTAATATTATGGGCTTGACCGTAGAGCAATTGCTAGCATTAGTTGATTGCAGCA